AGCTACATTAAAATCAGCATCCGTTAAAGCGTCACCTGCATTAGCGCCCACGATGGTGTTTTGAACGCCAGTAGTAATCGCAGTACCTGCTTCATCACCTACCAACACGTTTAAACTACCACCGCTTGCAATGCTGTTACCTGCGTTGACACCTGCGCGGAAGTTGCTTGTTCCTGCTGAAGCCGTGATTATATCTGCGCCATTAGCAAAGGTTACGTCTGCCGCAAAGTTTACAGCACCGTCTACGTCCACAACATCAAGGTTGGTAGTGCCGTTAACATCTATGGAGCCTTCAAGGTCAATGTCGCCACCAACGGTTAAATCATCGCCAACAACCAGATCATCAACTTTAGTGGTGCCTGCTAGATTTACATCTGTTAACAAGTCATAAACAACAGCGCCTGACCCCAGACCATCACCTGCAATTAATTTAACCTCTCCTGCAAGAATTGCTACGTTAGCCCCACTACCCTGCGTAAATGTAAGAGTTGCGGAGGTGGCGTTCTCCATAATATACATCTTAGATGAAGTATTTGGCAAAAGGCTTATGGTGCAAGCTTGCCCTCCTCCCGTAAGTTTTAGATACATATTTCTATCTGCATCTAAAGCTCCATCCTCTAGAGTAATATTATCAGTCGAAGCGTTCGCTATGGCTCTTGTTCCATAGCCAAAAGCCTGACCAATCATCTCAAGATTTGTATTGGTTTCTGATCCCCAAGTACCTGCGGAATCGCCTGTTGCAATTTCCTTAAGTCTTAGATTATTGACGTATGTTGCCATTTAAGCTACCTCTTCCCAGTTAGGGTTTTGACTATTGCTAATTATTGCGTAATTTGGAATTTGCCCTGTGTTGATTAAACTCCACACTTGAACTGATTGCGTTAACCCCTGCGCTTCAATACCTATAACAGATATTACAGCTTGAGCATCAGGATCAACAACCCCTTGACTTACCGTAACACCAAAACCAGAAACCGATAAGTTGTTATTTGTTATTAATGTTTCATCGCCTAACCCAAGGGTAGACGCTACAGCAGATACGCCAACAACCGCAAATGCTTGGACTGCTACAGCCCCTAAGCTTGTTGTTGCTAAGTTGTTGGTTACAGGTACATCAGCATTTGCCTGTACAGTTTCGCTACCAAGGGCAGATGTTCCTGCAACCCCAGTAACGACAACAGGTATAGGCTCACCCCATGTAAGCTGTCCCCATCCACCTCTGCCAAAACCATTTACAATAGCCATTAGTTACTAGGCTATTCTAATAATTGCATTTGACGCATCGGCTGTTGGGAACTGTATTGTAAAGTCTCCTGCTGTAGATGTTTTATCTCCGCCAAAAGCTAAGACGCAAACCGCCTTGTCGCTGTTAGTGTCGTTATAAATAAGGCAACCATTTGCTGTAATAGTAGCGTTGCTAAAGGTTAAATCAGCAAAATCAGTAAACGCTGTCGTTCCTGATGTTGTTGGATTTACATTAGTTAATGATGCACCTGTAGCCGTATAGTTAGTACCACTTGCTTCATTTGAGCTAGAGTAAGCAGTTGTTGTTGCGCCTAAACTAGCGGAGCTTGTATACAAGGCTAACTTAAACGAATTACCACCTGATGCTAGGAAGTTATGAGTCCCCTCCATCAGTTCTTTCTTAAACGAAGTACACATTGCTTGCGTAATTGACATTATAATCTCCTAATAATTTCTGCTACATCTTTATGTTGATTTTGTTCAAGTAGAGCGACAAGTGTTGTTCTGTCGCTTTTTATTGCTTGTTCCATATAGAACATTACAACCTTCTGTACTTGATCCTTAAACGCTTCTGCTTGATCTTTAATTGCAGGATGACAACTCCCACCTACAGAAACAATTCTACTTGTTGCCCTGTCAGCCCAATGACTCGCATCAAGACCTTTGTTTTCTGATGTAACAACGCTAACAACACCCGCTTGAGCCATTCCTACCTCAATCATACCTAATTTCTCCCTTGACGTACTGCACCAGACCTATAGCTGTCTGTAGTTCCGTAACCTTCACCCAGAGTCTTTAGTCTAGCAACCGCCTCAATGTACTGCGCTTGATAAAGCTGTAACAATTCAGCGTCACCCTTAAGGAATGTGTATGACTCAACTAGGCATCCATAAAGCAATGCATTCTCGGCATTATCGCCTAACCAAGTTGTTCCTGAAGAAGCTACAGTGATTGACTCAGGTCTATAAAAGTAATGAAGCTCAACAACAAAAGATGAGCTTGGCGTTGGCGCTACTATAATTGTACTTTCGTTAAAGACAGCATAATACTTAGGAACGCCTGTGACTGTTGCTACAGGGTAAGCTTCCCTAATAAAGTTAACGTCTTTGTTTAATAGATATTCATACCCACTGTTATCGACAGCTAAAGAATAAAGCCCTAAATAATCAGTTGGAGCAGAAAGATATTGGTTATTAGCAGTTAAAGAGCCTGTTACATTCTTTCTAAAATCAGGAAGCTGAACTTCTTTAAGAATTCTTTCTTCAGCCTGCGTAATAATATTAGGAAGATTATCTACAAAAGTAGTCTCTGTAGTTTCTAAATAGTCTTGTATTGTATTCTTTAGCGTAGTGTATGTGAATGCCATTAGCTTATTACCACCTTAACTTCTCCTGCGTTGCATTCTATATCTAGCCCAACTGTACGGCTTCCTAGCTTAGTAACACCGCCACCAACAGGGTTAAACGCAAATAACTTTCTGCTTTCATCCAAAGCTCTGTCTGGCCGTGGATTTCTTAACGCTTCATTGTCTGTAAAAGCAATTCTTCCAAGCTGTAGTTGAGGCTGATCAACATCTACAACATCTCGACCAACCAGTAATCCAGTTGGTCTTTGGTTTTCAATCTGAGGCACTAGGTCTGTTAGCTTGTAACGAAACCCAGTCCTATCGCAAAAGCCAAAAGCTTTCTTGCCTCTGGAGGCTGTCAAAGGGTGTATCCTCCGGGAGTTACACGCAATGATGCCTTCTCTCTATCTGCGTCTGCGGCAAGGTTCCACTGCTCCTCATACTCTATCTTAAGCAAAGGAGCCTTTGCGTTAGACTCTGTGTACTTAACACTGAGTTGGTAAGCAAGACCTGCAACCAAACACGGAAGAAACCGCATAGGGACATCCATATTATTTGATGCAGGTGATCCCGTGTCTTCTACTCTTTCTAGATAATAAAAAACAAGAGTGTATGTATTTCTGCTGTCAGGCACAGGCCATAGGTTAACAGTAACTCCGCTAGGACTTTTTTCAAGGAAATACTGCAAAGGCTTTCCTTCTGTTAACTTGTTAGCAAGATGCGCGTACTGGCTTACAGATATACTGGTCAATGTTTGATCAAACTGGTTACTAGAGTTTCCAGAATTTGTTCTTACAAAAGCTTCAATGATGTCAAAAACTTCGCTATTTAAAGGGTATGATCCATCGCTTGCAGTTAATGCTTGCGTTCCTTCCCTTACAGTCCAAAGGTTTAGCCCTCTGTTCTGCCATTCAAGCATAAGAAGATTGATGCTTCTTCTAGCGGTTCTATAGTCATAACCACTACGCAATTCTAGGCCTGCTCTTTCAAATGCCTCTTCAATGGCATCGCCAAGGTCTAGATTGAAGTTGTATGTTCCGCTAGTTGCCATCTTTATTTCCTTTTGGATTTAGCCCCAGAACACTTCCATCTTTTTCTAGATAGGTTATTGGGCGTATTAGGGTCATTTTGTTTTTCCTTAGAAAGCCCTTTCTTTATGCCAAGGCTTCTAGCGCAGTAGCTGTCTCCCTTGGAGGTTCCTGCCCGAACTCTTGGCCCACCGCCTTTAGCTTTGCCTGCTTGACCATAGCTAACCTTCTTTCCTGATGAGGTTATTTTAACCTTTGCTTTGCCTTTTGCAGGCTTTCCTGTAGGCATTATCTATAACTCTTTGTTTTTTTCGCAATTTTTTTAGGCTGAGAACTGTGCTGTTTCCCTTTTTTTGTGTCTTTTTTCTTCTTTCTGCTTGTTGCAGCGTATTCCTTGCTAGATAAACTCTTAATTGCTTTCTCAGGCAAATATCTTTCACCAGTTGCTTTTTTGCCCTGCGTACTAGGCTTTCCGCTCTTGGTTTTCCATTTTTGCTTTGTCCACTTCTTAAGGGACTTTTGAGATTCAGCTAAAGCCATCTACTTAAACGCTTTCGGCTTGGCTTTTATCTTAGCTTTCGCTTTAGCTGACAAGTCTTTTAGGTGAAATAATTTTACACTCGTCTTGGTGTGTGACTTGTTAGTGTGTAAAGTCCCATCAGACATCTTATGGCTAGAGCCTTTATGCTCTGTACCATCTTTTTTGTAATGTTTAACGCCTTTCATTTGTATCCTCCACCTGAAGCTTTGTATGCTTTAGCGAGCATCTGAGCCTTTCTTGCAGACCACTGACCTGCCTTGCCGCCTTTAGACCCCGCTTTAATTCTAGAAAACTGACGCTTACGCATAGTAGGCTTTGTATAGTTTCCCGCTTCGTTTACCGTTGACTTTGGTTTTGATTTAGCTTTTTTTTCTGCCATTTCTAGACCTATTCACTTTTTTAGAAGTAACTCTTAAGTTGCTTGGCGAGTTGTTGCTTGTATTTCTATCTTTATGATCGACATCTTTATTGTCGCCTTTTTTAACAAGGCCTCTCTTTTCCATCAACTTTCTGGCTTTATTACGCTCTGCCCTGCGTTTCTTCTCTTCAGGTCTGGAGTGAAAGTTCTCATACTCTTTCTTGTAATTTCTAGCCATAAGATTTAATTACTTTCATAATGATACTATAAGTGTCACCGCTAGAGTGTCCTACGGTTGTTAGCATGATATCACCAGTTACTCCGCTACCTGCATTGTTAGGTATTCCAGAAAATCCAGAAAAATCTAACTGATCAGAGTAGTCAGCGATGAGATGCCACGCTAATACGTCTGTAGAGGCATCAAACAAGACTTTTACGCTCATGCCTACAGTGCTGTACCAAATATTGCTTATGTCCACCCTAGAGCAAGCCTGACCCGTCATAGGGTCTTTGGTGAGGGCAGATACGTCAATTTTCTTGACTGCCGCTTCTCCAGAACCATCGCTGACATTGGTAAACTTAAATGTGGCAAATTTAGCCCCATCTGTAATTGTTTGTGTTGCGACTGCATCAGCCATTATATTCTCCTAAAAGAAAGGGGCGCATAGCACCCCTTAATATTTAACAATTACGCTACTTGAACGTACTCAATAATAAAAGTAAACGATCCTGCTGTAGTAGCATTAACGGTGTTAGTAATGTTACAGAAGATGTTGCGAGCTACTGCCGAGTATTGCACAGAAGCGGGAGCAGTTGCTCCATCTTGAGTTTGCAGAACTAAAGCGGTTAATGTTACGTTACCGACAACAACAGTTGTTCCTGCATCTAGAATCTCATCAGCTTGAGTCGCAACAATTTGTGCGCCAGAAGAAGAAGTTCCAACTTCATAACCAATATCACCTGAACCAATAACTGGAGC